TCTTCTTAAACCGCGCCCAATAGATTGTAAATTTCTTATCCTTGATTTGCTCGGTGAAGCAAAGATAACATTATGAAGATTCCTAATATTGATACCTGTGCTAAAAGTTCCATATGAAGCAATGATAATCGTATCATCTCTGTTTTCAACAATTTTTCTAACTTGTTCTCTTTCTTCAGCATCTATGCCTCCGTGTACAAAAAACGTTTCTTTACCATTTCCATTCAACAAATCATTTAGTATTTTACCATGTTTTTCAACAAATTGAAATAGCAAAAGTGTGTTACCTTTTAACGAAAGCGTTAAATTTTTAATAAAATTGTTTCTTGCTGAATTGGTAACAATATAATCTATTTCATCTTGATAAGAATAGTTTTTAAGTTGTTGCTTTACTTCATCTGGATAAGAAAGAATTAATGCTTTAATTTTAAAATCTGATAGGTATTTTTGTTCAATAAGTTCAGATGTAGTAGTTACATGCTTTACACCACCAAACAAACCTTCTAATACTAATTTATGTGTATTAGTTCCATCTAATGTTCCAGTAAACCCAAATCTATATTTACAAGAACTCATTTTTTCTAAAATACTTGTAAGAGACTTTGCTTTAAATAAATGTGCTTCATCTCCTATAACTAGGTTAAATTGGTTTAACCATTCTTTGTTCATTTTATAGATGCTCTGCCACGTAGTAATAGTTATTGGCATATCAGTTTGTTTATCTTGACCAGCATATATTTTATGTACGTACTTGTCAGAATTAAAACCATATTCTTTAAAATCTGAATATAATTGGTGAACAAGAGAAGTTGTAGGAACTATAACTAAACTTTTTAAATTATATAATCTAACTAGCAGATAAATTATTAATGATTTCCCAGAAGCTGTAGGAGATAAAAGTAAAGCTCTTCTATTTCGTACAGCATGTGTAAAAGCTTCTATTTGATATTCTCTGGGCTTTAAAGGCAAATTTAGTTTTTCAACAAAGTCGTTTGCTTCTTTTAAAGAAAATTCAATAGCATTAAAATCGTCAGAATATTCTATAATGTAACCACGTTCTTTACAAAATTTATCAATGTAATTGTTCAATCCACCATAAATTAATCCATTCATCTTATTAAAGAGGCGAATTTTTCCATCCCAAAATTTGTTCTTGTATGCAGGCATAAATTTATAACCTGGAACAAAGAAAGTAAAATAATCAGCCAATTCATGGGCTGTACTAACTTCACAGGTTATTTTATTAAATGTTTCATCAAATTTTGAAACGAAAATTGTTTCCAATTATGTTGCTCCCATTATAAATTTATTCCAATCAATTGCAGATTTAATTTGATATCCTCTATTCATAACAGACTTTATGATTGCTTCAAGAACATCTACTTTTTCTTGCTGATAGGATATCTTTAGTGTTGTATTTATCATGTCTTCATCTGCTTCCATATACATTGGAATGTCAGATTTTAAAATCATGCCTTTAGCTGGTAGTTTCCAACCTTTTTGCATGGTTTCTTCATTATGTCCTTGGGAATAAAATTCATGTTTATCTAATTTAAGTTGCTTATATTCAGTCTCGAGCTTTTTAAGTTTAAGTTTTTCGGAACTTAACAACTTTAAATATTTTGAGTGTAATGATGGGATTTTTAAAGATTCGTCTGCCAGTTCAGTTTTATCAACAACACAATCTTGTTCCCAAGATTCCAGTATTTCTTCAAGAGTCATACAAATTCTCCATAATAAAGAATTATTATAACACAACTATAATTAATTGTAAACCCTTAAAGTTGTTCAATTCTATAAGAAATGTATTTAAATGATGCCATGCATGTTAAATATTTTATGTTTTCATCACCAGTATTGAATTGTAATTCCGTTAAAGCAGATGGATAACAATCTCTGTATATCACTTCAAAATTTGGGTTCTTTGCGCTTGATAGAATGAATAATGATATATCAGAAAATAAACCTTCACCGGTATAAGAAGCATTTTTCTCGATAGTTCTGTATTCACTCGGTGAATTTGGTGTACCTAAAGAATTCATCCAATTGTGGATTTCAAGATAATTCTGTAAATCTTCATCAACAATAAATTCGATAGTCAAGTCAGCATATTCCATGTGTTCTCCAAAATAAGGAATATTTTGAATTGGATTTGGATACTGAACGTCTGGTAATCTCATTGCTGGAAGATTTACTCTTTGAATGAAGAAATTGACGTGTGGAGCTCTTTTTATTTGAAAACGAAAATTAAGTGGTGATAAGAAGTTTTTATTTTCTGGTGTGCTAATAATAGCTGAGCTTTCTGCTGCCATAAGAATTTCTCCATTTCAACTATTTATCTATTGACATTACACATCACTGTTTATATAATTGATCTATCACCAGACAATTTTGGTTATAAAAAAGGAGGGACCTAAGCCCCTCCTAGTTAGCCGATTTACTCGGTCTTGTTTATTACATAAGATTATTAACGATAACCTTACGATAGTAGACGTTAGTATTGGTTGTAAGAGCACCTGCACCAGCAGTTGAGCCTTCAGCAAATGGGTTAGCAACCATTCCGTAACGAGTTTTAAACCCAACCTTTGGCTGGAAGGTGTTTGGATCAACTGCACGAACCATCTGTAGTGGAACATATGGGCAATAGAAGAGGCCAGCATCGAAAGCTGAAGAACCCTTATAGCCAACTGTTAGATAGTTACCACCTGTAGCATATGGGTCGATATAAACACGCATACGACCATTGAGAACACCAGCAAATGTGTTGCCAGTATCATCTACCTGGAGGTTATTTGAGTTAAGAGCAGGAGCGTAGTCAAGAACACCGGCCATCTGAAGAGCAGAAGCTACGTCTGATGAACAGAGGATGATGTTACCCTTACCACGACGTGTCTCTTTGGCGATCTTATTAGCTTCGCGCTCAACCTGGAACATTAGGCCCTTGAACTTTTCAACTGACCAACGACCGTTTGAGTCTGTGTCAAGGTCGAAGATACCTGTTGTTGTTGTACCATCAGTAGCACCAACCTTAGCGGTGATGTTAATTGTACGAACAACTTCACGGTTGATTTCGGCCATGATTTCGGCTGAAAGGATGTTTGAGAGCTCTGTCTCAGCATCAAGACCATGAACAGCCTTGAGATCCTGAGCTAGTTCCATTGAGTACTCTGCCTTTAGAGCACGTGACTTAGCTGTTACAGTAACCTTCTCGATTGAGAAAGCCATTTCTGGGAATACTGAACCATCACCAAGACCTTCGGCAGTAGATGTTGACATACCAAAAGCGGTGTTGTAATAAGCGGTGTTAGCCATAGCTGTTGTGTTTGACTGACCGGGCATGCCAGAGCCTGCAGTATGAGCTTGACCGAATGTTGAGTTTCCAGCAACAGAAGTTGAGAAAGCGGTATTGACTTCATTGTAGAAAGTCTCGCCATTCTTTGATGTTGAGTTAGCGTACTGAGCGCGCATCGCAAAGATTAGGCCTGTTGGACCAGTCATTGACTGAACGCCACAGATGTCGTAAGCAATAAGGTTAGGCATTGCACGACGAACGAGTGAGATTAGAACGGGGTCGAAGATATCGACTGTGCCGTCACTTGCTGTTGAAGAAGAAGCACCCATTGCGTTGATTGGGCCTGCTTCTGAAAGCATATATTGATTGTGGCTTGCTGCAACACGAAGCTCACGCTCTGTGTTTTCAAGCATAGTTGCAACTTCACGACGCTTATGAGCATCTGAAATTACTGGAAGATCGGGGTGCTCGAGCACTGCCTTCCACTTGTTCTGTAGTTCCTCAGCTAGATATGCCATATATTTTTCTCCTTGTCTATGGTTATCTTTATTATTTATTTTCTAAGTGTTCTTGAGATAGCGTCAGCGTATCTTTTTACATTTGGATCTGTAAATACTACTTCGGCCTTTTGGTCATCAAAATCTGAAGTTACTTCTTCTGTTACAACAACACCTTTTTTAGTGAAGTAGTTTTCTTTAACGAGATTTAACTTCTTTCCATATTTTTCTAAATCACCATCAAATTCAATACCCTCTGAAAGTGCAGCAAATTTTTCAGCTTCCGTCATGGTTAAACCTTCTGAAACTGATGTGAGGATATTCTTTCTTTCATTTTCAAGAACAGCTTGCTTGAGTGTGCTTTTTTCTTCGATTGCTTCATCAAGAGCAGACTCGAGCTCTTCGATCTTGTCTGTTAGTGATTCAAGAACGTCAAGCTTTTCGTTTGGCATATCAACATAGTGTTGTGCAAATAGACCTTTTAGACCGTCAACAAATTCTTCCATGATCTCGTTTCTCAAAGCAGATTCAATAGCAACGGTATTCTCTTCAATCCACTTCTCAACAACATGGTCAAGATACTTGTCGAGATGTTCAATCATCTCTGTTTTAATTGTTTCAACTTCTTCAACGAGCTTTGTTTCAAACTCTTCTTCAAGACGTGCTGTTTCAGCGAGTGTTGAAGCAGAGATTGCAGCTTCTAATAA